GGATGTTTTCCGCCTATCGTTTGAATACATAACGTGCGATACCGCATCTATGGACGTTTCGCCCTTAGATATGGATTCGTACCTTTATGCTGTTCATCCGATAGTAAAAGGTCAGTCAATACTTTCAGATCCACCTTCCTTAGGAATTGACGATTTTAAGCTTGCGTTTCGTAGGAAGGCTTATGCCTTCTCTGACGAATGCTTTGCTGACCTTGTCAACCTTAAGGATGCCAACTACTTGTCTACTGTCGACAGCGTGAACGATATGCAACGTGGCACATCAAGTGACATTTTGCAAACTCTTTCTAAGCTTCCCGACGCAGCAAGTATGATCCCCAAGATTCGAGAATTCGTTTCAATCTGTGAAGACATTCAACACAGAAAGATCGATATCTCGACTATCAAGGATCTTGTTGGTCTAGCTGCTACTACTAATCTTCAGAGTAACTTTCAGTGGCAACCTTTCCAAAGGTTTCTCACTGAACAACTACCTGAAGTTATTCGTGGCATCTCCGACGGTTGGAGTAGGAATTCAATAGTCATCGGCAGGGGAAAGTTTTCCTTCGCCTTTGATACTGGATACCTACATTACCCTTCAGCGCGTCTAACAGCGCGTAGTAAGATAGTTGTCGATACCGGCGTTTCGTCGGTATTCGGTACGGTTTTAGGGCTCGACGGTCTCGGCGTCATGCCGAAACCATCGAATCTCTGGGACCTCATTCCGTTTTCCTTTGTTGTAAACTGGATAACGGGCGTTGGTGCCAACATGCGACGGGCTGAGAATGGCTTGTTTTTACTTGCCTTCCCGACCTATGGCGTGCACACCATCGCAATCGAGGCTGAGCCTCAAGCTCAGGATATGGTTAATTGGAAACTAACCATAGATCCGGCGAATGCCTTCCGATATAGGTGGTATTATCGCGATGTTAGTCGCTATATACCTCTTCCTACTTCTGGAAAGTACCCGTTCGGCCTCCCTACAGGCTCACCGCCAATAACTTTGGTTTTGAGTCTCCTGTACTCACTCGTTCTCGGATAACCCGAGGACGCGCCCTTACGGCAAATCCTTGCATAACGCAAGGGCTACCTTACCCATGGAGGGTAAAGCAATGCGTGACAACACCAGCTTTGTACTCAACGCTCGTAAACTCACAAACCTGAAAGCTATTGATATAGCTCCAAAACGTGGTGATCACAGATTTGTGATTACCTGCATCCATAACTTCGATACTCACATTTTTGTGGGTTCGAATGATGGCTGCTTGATTCTACTTCGGTTAGATTTCATCGCCGAGGCTGTTTGCGCAAAGCTCTCTCCGTCATTGGATGGTAGCTCTTTGCCGTATGTGCCATTCGCTAAGAGAATGACCAATGTCCATATCTGTGATAAGAGAGAGCAGTTTATCTGCGATTTCTATTCACCGTTTGGATTTGATGGTCGTACTCCTAATCAGCCGCCTAAGATTCGTTCGACGAAAGTCGACGGGATCCTCAGTGACTATGGAGTTCAGTCTGTGATCGATCTCCCCGTGAATACGGAGATTTCCTTCCCAACTGAGCTCAATTTCATTCGTACGCAGTGGCCGAAGGCTTACGGTTTCGATACCGTTGAGTTTCTCCAGCTTATTACGTATTTGATGAAGCAGAATGGCTTCGTACAAAACTAACGTCCTGTCAACTAGAGTTGACAAGACGGGAAACGGGCTAAATGGTAAGGCGTTGACTGTGTGCTTATCACGAAAGTGATTTCCACACCGCCATCGCAGACCCATCCGTTCCCGTCCTACTAGCGAAAGGCTGGTATCCGTGTCAATCACGTACTCAATCGATCATGTTGCTTCTTCCACTGAGGCGGTTAACGTCGAAGTCGCTGCCAAGTCAGAAATGACTCGTCAGTCGACCGTCGTTGACCCCAAGACTGGCGATGTCTTATCGACATACGTCTTGTCTTCGGGCGATAACGCCTACCCGGCTACGGTGACATACCGTATCCAGAATCAGGGAAGTTCCAGCAACCCAACTCGGAGGGCCGTTATGACCTTCTCGACTTGGGCTACGAGCGATGACGGCCTCGGCACAGTGATCAAGAAACCACTGTCCGGTTCCATCTCGTTCGTCGTGCCGGCAAACTTGACCGTCGAGCTCGCCGATATGGACGATTTCATCGGGAATCTTTTCAGTTTCCTGTATGCATCCGTCACGACCGGCGCGCGATCAACTGCATGGCTTCAGAAATTCCTTTTTGGAGTTCCTGAGGTTGCGTAGTGGATCTCAACCTTCACTTGCCCTCTTCACGAAAGCGCAAATTCGACTTATACGTCGAGTCTCGCGTAATCGCAGACGGCAACGCGCTCGCTACCGCAAACGAATTAAGTTGTTTCAACTTCGTTTGCGCTTGGCTAGCGCTGCTTTCAGACAGTCCCATCACTACGTCATTTCGCCCCAGGAAGACCTACGTAAGGTTTTACAAAACCTTATGTAAGAACCTCCGGGAGACTGTTTTGACGTTCGCCGATCTTGCTCATAAGCTGGCATCTTGCCAGTACTTTATGGGCACATCCTCCACCTCTGGAGAATGGATCTCGGAATTCGAAGACACGCCTGTGTTCTTCGAATATAACCGATACTTTCAGAACGGCGATCCAGCTCTATTTGAATACTTATACACATTTCTCAACTTCGGAAAGAAGTTGGATTATGTGGACGAGTCCTTCAATAGTACCGCCTTTCGCGGTTGGCTGGATGTTGAACGAAGACTGTCCGATCTAACCCTTCCCGCTAATCATGTCGAAAATTTGCACATGATTGCGGAAGTAGTATTACCTTCTCTCGGCGAATATGATCCTTGGCCAAAACATGGCCCTGGGTCAGTCGCAGAGAGAGGCGTAGTTCGTCTGGATCAGAAGCATAATTCCATTGCCTATGATCCAGCGATAGATCGCGCGTTCTTTACGGGCCATATTGCGAATTATGGCCTTAGTGAAGATCGCGGTTTCTCACCCGAACGGATCACCCCTGATCCGGCCGTGTGGGAGAACAAAAAGCTAGTGAAATTTCCTCCTAGTCGCTTGCACTTTGTACCAAAGAACTTGAAGGTGGCTTGCTCCATATGTATGGAGCCTACCACCCGCATGTACTTTCAGCAGGCTGTGAGCGACATGATGAGGATGGCGATTTCCGACTGTCAGCTAGGTAAATACATACACCTAACTGATCAGACGGAGAACCAGCGACTTTGTGAAGTCGGTAGCTATACCGGCTCCATAGATACGCTGGATCTTAGTGCCGCCTCCGATAGTTTGTCACTCGATCTTGTACGACGTGTGTTTCCACCGTCGTGGAAGATCTTCATGCTTGCTACCAGGAGTAAAGATGTGAATACTCCTGACGGTGTTAAAACCGTCAAGAAGTTCGCACCTATGGGATCTGCCGTGTGTTTTCCTACTCAATGCATAATTTTTGCGTTGATAGGGATCTACGCGACATGTCTTCATGACACTAATACGCCAGTCACTGATGATACCTTTGTGCTGAGTAAGTCCAAACTCCGTGACGTCCTTTGGAGGATATCACGATACCCTCGTGGGTATTCAAAGAGTAGGGGAATGTATCAGCCGTTAGGTATATATGGTGACGACATATGCTGTGACTCTCGAGTCACAGATACTGTCACCGCCCTACTTTCACTTCTTGGGTTTGAAGTGAACAGGATGAAGAGTTTCACAGGCTCACAGAGTTTCCGTGAGTCCTGTGGCTCCTTTTACCTGTGCGGGTATGATGTCACGCCCTTATACTATAGAGTAAAGGGTGTTCGTTCGGCGTTAACCGTCGAACATATCTACTCGCAAGTCCACATTATCAACGATAGCTATAAAAGGGGCTTCCTCAATCTGAGGAGGGTCCTAATACGCTTGTTGACTGAATGGCCTCTACCTAAGAAATTAGGTAGATTCGCTGTGCCATTCGTCCACTACGACGGTAGGGATATCTTTGGTATAAGGACTTTTGATGTGGATAACTCCCATCTTAGGTCCCGCTACAATCGAAATCTTCAACGTCGAGAGTGGAAGTGTTGGTCCATCGTTCGTACTCCCTCTATTCCCCATGGTGAAGACCATGAGCGATATGGGTATATACGG